TTAGGTGACTTGATAAGTCCCAGATGAACTACCACCAGTTACAGGTACTTCGGCGTTCTGTGTGATTTCGTCATACACGGCATTGGCGATCGCTTCTGCCATCTTTCCTGCCATGGCGAATTCACCTGTTAGAACGAACCCTTGTGCCTGGAGTTCGCTTTCTAACTTTTCTTTGAGAGATGCTTTACTCATTGCCATGTTATTTACCTGCCTTAACTGTCGATGACAAATCAGAGTGAGGTTTGCCTGTGTAAGCACAAATGCAGTCACCTTGCACAACACCTTTACCGCCATTCATGGTGATGAGATCAGCGACTTCTATGATTTTCTTGGCCGTAGTGGTTTTATTGTTGGTGATTTCTTCTAACTTGTCTTCCAACACTTTGATGCGTTGGTTTAAACATTCGGTAATGTTGTCTTTGTCTGTCTTGCTTTCGAAATTGCCATCTTGGTCTACCAGATGGTAAACACCTTGGCGTTGTTGGTAGCGGCTTTCGCCTTGCTTAATCGCTGGTAACTTGAATCCCAATGGCAAAACACAACGAATGAAAGGCTTATCCGGTTGGCCGAACATAAAGCCTATTTCCACAATACTTCCAATCGCAGGTGGTTCAAGTCTTCCTGAGTATTCACCCACACCTGGTATTGGTAGAGGTACCGCCTGAAGTGGTGATTTGTCTTTGAACTCCACGCTCTTCTCATCGAGCAGTTGAACATCCACCGCGTAGTGCGGATAAAAGCGATCAGACATGTCGCCCTCTTCCGGCAGCTCAGGTAACGCAACCACCTTACCCCATCGCGGCAAGTGCCAGCGTCCGGTCAGCTCTGGAAACAATCGAAAGATGATCCGCTTAATTGCATTTACGTCCATGTCAGTTTCACCTCTGTTCCTTGGAAATCAACGCCCACCAAACGCAAGCCATTGACGATGGCACCCGGTCTTAACTTAGAGCTCGCAGGTATTTTCACTGACTTGGCCGTAGTGTGCCCCGTCATTAAGCTATCAGGAATAGTCACCGGCTTTTCTGCCCAGTAAGAATCCTTCCAACTGCCCACATAGATTTGGCCGTTGCCCTGCTGCTGCCAAAACAGGTCTTCTATACCAAAGGCCTGAGACAGCTCGTCCATCACCCGATAGCCATTACCATCACTGTAAAAGCAAGGGATAGTCGTTTTACTGTAGGCCGCTTCCGGTACCACAAACTGTAATCCGGTTTTGTTGGTCACATCGCTGAGTAATTGCATCAATGTCGGATGACGAAGCGTGATATCAAGCGGCTTAAACAACAATGCCGCCAACTCGCGACAAAACAGTTCTGACCAACCTTTTTCTGATGCTTGAACCCGTTCGATATAACCAAGGAATACCCGCGATATACTGTCGCCCCAGCCAATATCTACAGCAATGATGGTGTTTACCTTCGGAGAACCTTCGACGGAAATCGAGCAGCGACCAGGTATATTCACATCAAAGAGAATGCGATGGTTCTTTGCTTTAACCTTTTGACTACCAAGATAGGCTCGGCACACAAACTTATGGTTTGGCTCCATTACCTCCCCCTATGACAATATTTCGTCTAGTGATTTGAGAAACTTCATGATGCCTGTGAGTTCGACGCTTGTATCCGGCGGAACATCTTCACTTTGCCCAGCTTCTACCGGAGTAGTTACCCCTTGCACCTGCTGTTGTGTTGCTGGCTTATCTTCCTGACGCTGTTCAACACGCTCAGGAACGGACAAATGCTCGACCAACTCGAACGCGACGTTCCATTGTCGGTTGCTTTCTTGCTCATCGGCTCGAATAGTGCCTTGGAATTTGACCTGGAGAATCTTGAGTGCAGCGGCCGTATTATTGCTGATGCGGTAAATCTGGCGGGCACTGTTATCTTGCCCGCCTGCCATGGTAAAAAGGTTGCTTAGGGTTTCACTCTTGTTGAACGGTATCACGCCACTGACGGCTAACACTTTGCCTTTGTTACCTGTTTCGGCTTGGTCAGTCGATGAGGACTGGCCGGACATATCTTGTCCTGCAAGCTTCTGGCGAACACTAATGCGTAGGTTCTTGAGTGAGATTTGAGTGCCGTTAAGGGTTAGCATCTCAGAACAGATCCCAGTCATTTAATGAAGTTACAAACGTTGTTCCGTCCGGTCTAATGGCTACATAGTCACCCAAATTTGCGATTCCGTTTCCTGTTTGCAGTTTGAATGGCATATCAAGTTTGTTATTTTCAACGATACAGTCCGTCGCTTCTTGCTGTATCAATCCATACGTTCCGGCCGTGTCCATAAACATACAAACCTTGTAAACATCACCAGTTACTACGTTTCCATTTTTGTACGGAATAACTTGACCAGTAACTAATGGTTCATTATTTAACAGATGTGCACATGGAGATCTTGCAGCGCCAAAATCGTCAAATTCTGCGGCCTGAAAAGACACGTTTTCATTAACTAATTGCTCTTTCACTACATCAAACGAACATTCGTTTCCGTCAAAGACGATGATGCCGTCTGCCATCCCCTTAAACATTGCATATTTCATTACACTTTCTCCACTGATATATAATCATGGTAGCCAGTCGTAGTAATAGATAACGATTCTCTTGTTTCTAAGATCACATCAAATTCACCACCTTTAAGAACGGAAACTACGACGGTTTTCTCAAAGCTTTTTTCTGAGGCATCCAATGTGCCATACATTGAAGACCAACCAGCCCCACCTGCAACAACAGACACTCCTGAACTTACTGGCTGAATTCTCAGGCCAAAGCTACCTGCGACCAGTACATTTACAGAAGCTCGTGTTCGTAAAAGATATTCGCCTTCGCCTAATTTCACGCGAACAGTTTTGATATTCGTATTTGCTGGGTAAGTATCATTCACCAAGTTATCGGAGTGGATGATATTATTCATTCCTTGAATATTGCTGTAATTAACTGCGTATTCGAAAGAGCAAGGTGCTCCAGATGCAAGGTTTGATAAGTTCGGAATGTTATTAACTAAGTTATTTTCTCCTGCCCCTTTAAATTGGACATAACTGTCATATCCGTAGCATTTAATTGAACCAACGGTAATACCTTGTTGCTGCTGCTTACCAACTACAGCAATTCGGGTACCTGGAGACCCGTCATAACGGAATATCGTTCCATCTTTAATATGAACATCATGAGTAAATCGCTCTAGGTTTATTGTTGTACCAGGCTTCTGAGAGCGAAAATAACCATCGACAACACATTCGTAACTATGTGGCGCATTATCTTGGCCTGAGCCAAACTGCATCCCACGACCATGATAGTGGCAGTTAGAATCAAAATAGACACCGCGAACAAATTGACCGCCATTCGCGCGGATATCAATCTGAGCACCGTTATCTTGATAATTGCCCTCCCCACCCGCAAACTCAACGGAAGCAAAGTTCAATTCGAAAATGTCTTGTATATCTAGGTTTTTCTCAAACTGGTAGAACATACCAGCATTCACCACTAACCCCTCTGGATATCCGGCACCCTCGTCAATACATTGCAAACCAATCGAGCCAGATAAATCACCCGCTCGAACAAAGTTTGCGAATTGAACGTCACATTCAGCACTTTTATTGCTGTAAATTAATGCTTTTCGTCCATGCCAACGCCCTTTAATGGTCGAACGTCGAGCGTTAGATAAGCGAAAAATATTCACGAAGTTACTACCGATGCCATTTATTAAGCAGTTCGTCCAACCGTTACCCCAGCCAATGCTTCCATCTTGGTCGCAAAAATCAGCAACACCGCCACCATCCCAGTTTCCTCCGACTTCGATAACAAAGTTATCTACGGAACCCAATTTTTGGAACAAATAGCCTGGCGTTTTCTTGTATATACCCCCACCATACGGATAGATGGTTTGATGAGATCGTGGTGATAGAGTTCCATTACACAGCCCTGTTTTACCATCCAATGAATACGTCACACCATCATCATGTAACGCTTTCAATGCAGGGTAATCATCAGTAACTAAATCCAGCTTTGCGCCATAAGCCCCCGCCGGAACAATGCCACCCAATCTCGCAATAGCTGTTAATCCATTACCAATATCTATTTTGTTTAGGCCATTGGGAGCAACATTATTAACAACATCATACGTCCAGCCACCATGTTCAGTGCCAAACGCGGTGAGTGTTCGAATAGTCGAACCAACCGACGCTTTGAGTCCGTACATATCTGCACGAGTATCAACATCAAAACTGACACCTCTTAACTTACTTGTTTGTCCTCCTAGAAACTTAATTGTGTAAGACTCTAAGTCTATTTCTTGGACAATTAGCCCTTGATTAGGTATTGGGGACATAATTAACAATTGGTTAGCATTTTGATCTTCGGCTTTAAGACGGATATGCGTATGTCCGTTAATCTTACAACCCTGCAACGATTCGGCTGTTCCTTCCAAGATTCGACTTGCTGTATTTTCTTGCTGTCGATAATAATCTTCTCGGTTATTTACATTCTCTGGCCTTAAATCACTCACCGAGCCATCAGCCAAAACCTCTGCAATTTTGCACACGAAATGCGGGATATCTTTGCCTGTTGATGAGTCGATGTAATCGTCTTTCTCTTCGGACGTGATGACAAAGTCGAACAGTGTCACCTGCTCGCCTGTTGGTGTGCCTTCGCGGTGTGCATCGATGTAGATGAACGATGGCTTGTTGGGTACCTGAACACTGCGGTCAAATTCCATGCTGACGCGGTTACCAGACACATAACCAGCACCCGCTTTGATGTTGTATGCGCTGCCTGATGGTGTGACCAAGAAACCATCTTTAATAAACCAGTCTTTGCCGTTCTGGTCGATGATGGACTGCGCCACATCGCTGTCCATCTTCTTCATGCGCCCAGTGGCGTTGTATTGCCAGCTCGATGCATCTACCGTGATGTTGGTGAGTTCCGCGATGTCTTTGTATTCAAGTACCACCGAGCGCACCAAGGTATTACCCGCAACACCCGGTTCATCGGCTGTTTTAGGTGTAAGCGCGTGATGGTCAATCGTGACTAATACGCCATATTCAGAGCAGTATGCGCCCGTCCAGTTGAACTCGAACGGACCAACATCACTGGTCAAAGTGGTGCTATAAATCACCGAGTCTGCAGAAAGGCGGCCGCGTTGCTCAACCTGCTCTTGGTGCACAATGTCATCCGTCGGTACCACATCATCTGGCTGTGGAAACTCTGGGCGATTTGGTACATTTGCAAACATCATCTTGTCGATGATAAGTGGTTTTTCTTCTGCGTTGAGCTGTGCCAACAGTGCTTTACCTGCGGCGGTTAAAATTGACTTGTCAGTGGTATTTGCCATGTTTAGTAATTCCTTAACCCTTCACTGTGGCTTGGTAATATTCGCAGTCGACGTTCAGCACACTGGGAAGCATGCCAACGTTGAGCCTGGTCTTAACGTGCGACGTTGCGTATTGCGCTTCGACGTTCTTGCTTCGCGCGGCCAACGGCATTTCGACATAACTGGTGTATTGATAGCGGCGGCAGGTTCTGCCGTATTGTCTGATAACGGTATCTAGCAGCTTGGGAACATTGGTTAAATCACCGTCGCGGATTTTTAGACTGATCACATCCCAATCCACATTGGCCAAACGCTCGTCTTGCCCAATGTGCGGATAACCGAGCTTTTCAAACATATCTTCCCAGCCCGCTATCGTGCCTGCGTCGCGAGCAAACCCGTAGGCATGAGCAACTCGGATTCGAAATAGCTCTTCAGGCTCTTGGCCTAAGCGCTCAATTTCACGTTGCCAGGCAAGAATGTTTACCAGTGCCATTGGGGCGGTTAACGGATCATGCTGCTGTAGTGGCATTTCGAATGCGGCTCTCACATGTTCCCAGTAGTTACGCATGGCTCGAGCAAACTTGGCCAGCTCGCCTCGGCCCATCCAGTAACGCAGATTAATCTCAGGAATTTTCAATCGTCACCCCCAGAGTATTAATTCGCGGTACCGTCAGGTTGTTGATGATGTCGGCGTTATCAAATTCGAGTGATTCAATCTCTGAGAACTGTGCATGCAGCTCCTGCCCTAGCCTTGAGAAACTGAATCGAAGAACCGGATTGGTGACCGTTGGCGAGTAATCGGTGTTCTCACGAAAAGCCGCACCAATGAACTGCTCCACTTTAATTTTCAACGCATCTCGGTCTTCCATCGTTAGTGAACGCAGAGGCCAAACTCGGCAGACAATATCGTGGGTCGTTTCTGGCATGGCGAGCACTTGGAGATCATCACCATGACCGTGCTGACCTTCGACACGGATGTATTCATTCAAATCCGCCAACATTTCTGCGGACGGTTCACCAGTGTCTAAAAGGATGAACGCGTTGGCGGTTCCTGGACCACGCGGGGCGTTGTGCTCAAAATAGACATTGTCGTCGTTAATGCCTGCGCGACTGGTGAGCAGTGAACGGTAAGCCGCATCAATGTGCCACCTTGCGACTGCGCTCCACTGGTTACGAATACGCAGGCGGAATTCGTCATTACTTTCTTTGTCTGCCCCTGCTTCATTCAACCATTCGGCAGGGTTGGTCACCGCGCCAATGCCCGGGATCGCAGTCGGCAAAATGTGGTAGTAACCTTCACCGAGGTTGTAAGCCGCACCCTCGTTCTCCGCCTCGACTTCTGCCATTACCATGGTGTCGTTTTCTGGCATCGTGGTATCAGCAAGCACCTTCACCCGATAAATCGTGCCGTTAATCGGTTCGGTTTGAACCCATGTATCTTTGGGGATCACCAACGCAGGGCCTTTAGCCGCAGAACGTTGAAAGGCAATCATACCTTTGGCTTTGGTTGCACCTTTTCTGGTGAGTTTGCATTGCCACGCCAACAAGTCGAGCCATTGGTCAACGGCGGTTGCGACAAACATGTTCGGCAATACATAACCGACCAATAAGGTATTGATGAACCACATCGTGACTTTTACTACCGTGGCTTCAATGAGGCGCCAAAATGGAGAGAACGGCGAGTCGTTTGAGATGATGGAACCTTCTTTGTCCATCTCGTCTTTAAGTACTTTCTTCCACCCTGCTTCATCGGTTGGGATACCGGATTGCTTCACCAGTTCGGAATAGTCTGGTTTTGGAATATCAGTCATTAACGCTCTCCGTTATTCACTATCTCTAATTTCAACTCGCCAAAGTCCATGGTGTCGGCAAATACGTAAATCGTGCCCTCGGTCGGTTCATCCAAACGCACGGTACCTGGTACCAATCGAACGTCTTCTTCAACGAGCAATTCCAGCTTGGTGCGGATATCGGCTTTCTTTGACGGACTACGCTCAGCGATTAAATCCACCGCTAAGTTGCTCTCGATGATGGCGTGTTTGATGTCTTGGGCGATCACCGCACGGTCTTGAATCAAGATTGGGTTGCGGCCCGCATCGAGCACCACATCCCCGTTCTCAATCAAAATGTCCTGGTATTTGTAATCCGCCATTAGCCTGCCGCCATTTCTATTTCACTCGCCATGTCTTGCGGGCTGTTCATGTAGGTTGGATAAATCGCCACACCGCCGTAGTTCGTAGAACTGGTTTGATAATTGGCAATGCTCTTGGCTGCGCCACCTGGTTGAATTTGTGCACGAGGCGTAGCGCTTTGAACAGACTTCGATTTCACTTGAGTAGAACCATCATCACCGCCAAAGCCTGGTATCCAATCAATGAGCCCTTTCACTGAGTCCCAAATCCCCGCTAGGCTCTGGGTAATCCAATTGAACACTCCGGCAAACACTTCCTTCATTGAGTTAGCCATATCACCAATAAAGGCAAATCCACTGGTGTCGGTAAAGCCGCTCATGACCCATTGCCAACCTGCCTTGATGAACTCAAACATGGCTCTGAATGGGAGTGTGATTAAAGTGATCGCCCCTTCGAGCACTTGGAACCATGTTGTGTCACCAAACGAGGCTTTCAGGTCATCCCAGTAGAAAATCAGCGCACCAACTGCGGCGATTGCAGCAACGACAGCACCAACAATGAATCCAATGGGGTTCGCCATCATCGCGATGTTTGCTGCTAGCATTGCAACGCGAAGCGCTGCCATTCCTTTGGTTAGTAAAAAGTTCACCCCTGTGAACATCTTCATGGTGAGCATATAAGTCGCCATGGCTTGTTTACCAACACCCATCATTAAGGTAAAAGCACCACCTGCAGCAGCAGCACCTAAAATCGCCATGGCAGCAAAACCAATGTACTTTGTCAGGTTCGGGAACATCTCTGTCCATTCGATGATTTCCAGCGCACCATCGGCCAAGCTCGAAATCACTGGCAAAAGAGAAGGCAACAACGCCGCACCAAAAGCAGTTCGAACCGCAAACACGCCTTGTTCGAGTCGTTCCCATTGGTCGGTCATCGCTCCAGCCATGTTAATTGCCGTATTTAAGTTACTGGCATCATTTAGGTCTTTGACGCTGGATTGCAGCTCACCCGTTTTCCCTATCAAGTCGGTGATAAGCAGCACGGCTTCATCCGAGCCAAAAGCTTGCTTAATTTGGTCAATTTCCAGTGAATCTAAATCACCGAATTGGTTGCGTAGTTTCGACATAATGTCGAACATGGGCAGCATTTTTCCGTTACTGTCGGTAAACGACATACCAAGCTTGTCTTGCGCTTTTACCACGCCGTTCATAAAGGCTTTGTAACGAGTCCCCGCTTCACTTCCCGTCATAGAACCTTGCAGCAATCCAAGCACGGCCATTTGCTCCTGAATTGCTACGCCGTGAGTTTTACCTAATGCGCCAACACCTTTAAACGCATCCGACATGCCTTGCCCCGTGGTTTTGAACCTCTCGACAGATTTTGCGGTCATACCTGCAACTTGTTCAGCCCAGTTGTCTTTACCAATCCGATCTGCTTGGTCTTTAAACACCGAGTACATGGTACCCATGTAATTGGTAATGGTGGCCGTATCGGCTTTAGTCGCCGCGGCTAAAATAGCCGAGCTTCTTGTGACACCCGCCAGTTCATCACCTGTCATATCCCCCATAGCAGATTTGATATCATACGAAGCCGCCACAAATTCAGTGGCCGACTTACCGTATTCAACCGAAAACTTCATTGCTGTTTGGGTAAGATTTTTTAGCTGGTCATCGGCAACACCAAGTGATTTCACTTCACCTAATGCCCTGTCCATCTCAATCGCTGGCATCAAGGCTTGTTGCAATGCAAAGCCAGCACCCACCATGCCTGCCGCGCCTGCCATCATGGTATGAGTACCCTGACGGTAGGTATTGGTGACATCATTCAAATTGCGTTGAATATTGCCCAGAGGTTTAGAAATCTGGTCAATCAATCCAACTTGAAATCTGAGTGCTTCTGGTAACATCGTGTTCCTTATCAGCTAAACGCCTTGGCAACCCCGTTGGCGGTTGCAGCTTGCATGTTTTCCCAATACTGACGCTCTAACCAAATTGCCCTTGCAAGGTTCTCTTCGCTGTCTGTCTCACCCGGCAACCACTTACGGCGCCAAGTGAGCATTTGTTCGAGCTCGTTGGAGTCCATAGCCCGAACAAGGGCATCTATTTTTTTACTTTGATTTGCAGCTTCGGCGTGTATTCCTTGAGAACTTCACCCACAACCTGAATCGCTGCACCTGGGTTCTCGTTCGTCAGTTCACGGAATACTTCTTTGCTTTCTTCTGTAACAGTGTTCATCAGAAAGTTATGCGCAGAGTTCACTATTTCACCCTGTGCCAACGCGTTCATGTAGTCGTTGTAATCCGCTTCTGTTGGTACGAACGTGATATCTGCATCACCAACCGTTAGTGCAATTTGTTTGCTCATGCTACATCTCTCTCTTTATCTAACTTGGTTTCTAAACGGTCGAATCGTCCGTTAATAGAATCTTTCAAATCATCTACGGCTTCCCGTAGTTCGTGCTTAGTGGCGTACTTTTCGGCGACATCACCGCGCAGTCGCTCAGTGGCTAGCTCATTGGCATGGATACGACGGTCATGGTCTCGGGCGGTGCTTTGCCCTTTATCCGTTCTGCCGAAAACCACATTGATGATGGCGATAAGCAGCGCTATCGTTGCCACAATCGCCGATATCCATGATGAATCCATCGCTATTCCTTCTTTGGAATTTCTTTCAAGCGTTTGCCTTGTAATGCGTTGATGATGTCGTCAACCGTCTCTTGCAGAACATCGTTTGTGCTGAGACCTTTCAATGTTTCTAAGCCCCACACCACTGAGCGTGTGGCGAAACGTTCAAGGATGATTGACCAACTGATTTGAAAGAACAGACCTTTCAGTACTTCCAGCAATGTCTTGCCAACGATTCCAGTTAAGAAATTCATGCTGCTTCTCCGATTAGCGATTGATATGCCTGTAGGTAGTCTTCTGCTGTTGCTTTACCTGCGCTTGTGTTCCAGTACTTCTTCGCGTACCGAGCCAAACCTTCTAGGTCATCGGCTTCTGGCAAGGCTTCTGGGAACCGAATTAAATTGAGTCGTGCGGTTGCCACTGCGAACTCGGGTGAAATCACCATGTAACGAGGGTCTAAGTGCTCAACGGGGCAAAACATCGACAGTGCATCCAACAAGTGAGGGCGACTGTTACCTAACCACTCGACAAGCCAGTTGAAGGTGGCTGGCTCCATTTGGGTAAAGCCCAATGCAGGACCACGTACTTGTTTTGAGTAAGTAAACTTTCCAGACTCATGGGCAATAATCATCAGGATCAGATTAATGGCCGCTTGAGTGTTCATTGTGCCTTTACCACCGGATGCCATATCTAAGTGGTCAAGGACTGGCTTCATGATTTTCTCAACAAAGAGCTTTGCTAAATTCATCGGTTCATTCGCTCCAATTCGCTTTGACACTGGGTGCAGTAGATGCAACCTGGTACTTTTTGGCGGCGTTTTTCTGGGATTGGGTCGCCACATTCGCCGCATTCATGTGCGCTTTCCCGTTCTTCAATTCGCTTAGCCCTTGCCAGTTGGTTGGCAAGCGCCACTTCTGTGAATTGGGTTTCAATACCGCAGGCATGGTCGATAACATCTGCCATCATGCCTCCTTGTTATTGAACTAAATCTTCGGTTTCATCCGGACGTAGGTACGGCACACCGTTGATGCTGACAAAGTCTGGGCTTGTCACCTCGAACGGCAGCTTGTGAACTAATGCACTACCGCCATTCGAATCGGCATCAAGTAGGTCAGAGATTTTGATACGACATCCGAAGGCTTCAATTTTGAGCTCATCTTTATCAATCTTGCCGTAGAACAGCGCGTCAAAATCAGGCATTCCACGCCAAGAGCCGGCTTGTTTCGCTGCTTTGCTTAGCAGGTTAAATTGCTGCGTGGTCAGCTCCATTTCACCACTAGCCTCAACATCTCCGTCGACGTAACCATCTGGCACACCCGAGGTTTTATTGACGGCGGAATTGTCGGTAATGGATAACGAGACTTTTTGTGCTTTGAGCTTGTAGTCACCCAAAGAGAAATGCATGTTCTTGCCAGAAATTCTCATGGATTACGCCTCCAAATCTGCAGGGTTAGTAAGATCAAGCGCGATGTTGACCACGATGTGTTTCGGGCAGTTATGAGGGCGAACTATCAAACCGATCGACACTTTGGTTTTGGTTACCCACTGAATGGTGACGTCACCATCTTCTGGCGGCATGATTTCACCAGGGAAGGTAATGCCACCAACTTCTGTCGTTTTCGACATATCACGCATATCTTTGCGGAAGTAAGTGCGGTTCAGCTCAATGCTTGCAGGCGTTGAGTTAAGAATGCGGTCGGCAATACGTCGAATCGCTTTGATACGGACACGGCGGTTAAGCTTGTGCACCGGGCGAACGTATTCGAGGTACTGATAATCGCCGCCTTTGGCTTCCAATGTGGTTGCGTCCGACCAGTACACCCCTTCTAAATCGGCGTACCATTGCGGCAGTGAGTAACGTGCGTCGGCTAGCGTTGCGATGGTGCTCATCTCTAATGCTTTGCCTGCGCTGTCCGTTGGCATGTCACCCAAACTCAATACTGAGCCTGTTGCGACACGCATTGGGCTGTCTGCTACCGTGACGTTTCGATCACATAAACGACCAGCCAGTACACCCACGTTATTGCCGTTAAGCAGAGGAACGGGCGTCACGAGGTTTGCAGAAACATCTTTCACCAAGTCAAGCATCGCGGTTTCGTACTCTGCCCACGTTTGGCCTGTATCAGGGGTTGAATCAATGCCCGCACAAGCGGCGAGGAAGAACACCCAACGGCCAAGTTTGCTGGTCAGCTCCGTTGCTTTCGACTGCATGTCATCAAACTGAGTTTTGACCGTGACTGGGTCACAAATGGCGATGCCTTCGAAAGAGTCGGTCAGGTTCGCTAAATCAACGGCGGCTTGCCAGGTATCATCAACACCTAAGCCGACAATCGCACCCGTCCAGTTTTGTTTGCCGTTAAGCTGGGCGGCTTTCACGTTCAGACCAAGCGCATCATCAGCGACAACTTCGTCAAGGTTAGTCATGTTATTAATGCGGGTAACCTGACCTTGCAGTTCTGCCTTGTCAGTACGCCCGATGAAAAGCACGTGACGTTCTATCTCAGGGATACCGCCTTGTGCCAAATTGAGATTGTTAACCTCTACCTTTCCGGTTGCCATTGGTTATTTCCTCTGTTTTGCCTGCTCAAATATCTTGATGAGCTGGCGGTTCACTTCACGTTCTTTACTACCGAGAATCTGACGCTCTGCTAATGGAATATCCCAACTGGTGATATTTGGCTGATTAGAGAGTTCTCGAATGAGCTGTCCTGCTTGTCCATGGGTGATGGTTGTCATCAACTCACGTAAGCTGGCTTTCTTTCGTCCTTTGCCGCTTTTTCTCGGTACCGTGTAACCCAGTTCTCTTAGCTTTCTCGCTTGCCCCTTGGTACAAGGTGCTGAGTAATCCGGTTTGCCCCATCGCTTTTGCATTTGGCGCTTGGTCATTTTTTGCTTTTGACCAAGGTGGTGCCTCGCTGCGATTTTTGCGGTTAACTTGTTACTCCAAGTCAAATCAAGCTGGTTGGCGTTTCTCACATAAGGCGTTAAGCCCTTTGCCATCCGCTTTAAAACCTTGCTTTTCTTCTTTCCTTTCTTTGGTTGCAGAGCGCGTCCGTTAACGTCTTTTTGGGAACGAATGCGCTTTCTGGTATTGGTCGTTTCCCAACGGCCAAGGGTTTTCAGTATCCAGACTCGCTTTTTAGGTGGCAGAGCCAGCATGGCAAGCTTTTCCTGCATGTTGAGCACATCGCGCTCATTGACCTTAATTTGCGGCTTCATTCACCAACTCCGCTTCTTCTGCGGTGTAGATTTCAACGGCCTGCACTCGGTAGGTTTCCCCTCGCCAAGTGATCATTCCTGTTGGGTCAGGGATCAGCTCAATCGGCTCCATCATTTCCAGCTCAATGGCTACGTCCGCCGCTTCACTGCTGATCACATCAACCGAAAGGTCTGGGTCGCCTAACTCATCTTCATTACGCGTGGTGTCGTAATCGCTGAGCCAACAGGCAACCAGAGCAAGTAAGCAGCGAGGGTCCAGAAGTCGGTGGGGAAACTCTTCAATACTGATCACTGCGTTGTACTTCCAGTGACAAGCGATATAACCGCCGTTCCCTCGGTCTTCACCGTTTGGCACGATAGAGCCGTTTTCCTGCCAGGCGTCGATTTTATTATCGAGTACATTGGTATTCAGGTGACTGACGATGTAATCCGTCAGGTGTTCCAGCTTGGTTTTGTTGTAAGTGGTTTCGCTCATATCGAGTCAATCCCATTCGCACTGCGGCCAAGTAGCGCACGCACATCTTTGTTACTTTGGGCGAGAAAACGTGCCTCTTGTTCCGGTTCATCCGTTGCCACGCTTTCGCCCTCTTTTCGTCGGTCTTGGGTCGCAAACTCTTTCAGCAACTCTGCGTGAGCCCGACCATAAACCGCACGTTTGTAGAGCATGATTTTCGGGTTGCCCAGAACTGGCTTTTCACCATCTACGATCAGGCTTTCTAATCGTTCTTGGATATTTAGCGAGGCGATGGTCACCGCATAGTTCAAAGAGTCGTTATCAAACGTATAGGGAACACGGCGTAAACTGCGAAATTCAGCCGTGGATAAATCCGGCCATCCTTCACCTGGTATGGCGATATCGACTGCGCTGTTAACATTTCCGCCAAAGCTCATAACGGTTCCTTGCTTATTTAAATTAGAGCGCCTCTAGCCACTGGGTCGACGGTATCGAGTTAGCCTATTGGCTTCTCTTACCTCACCAGCCGAGGCGCGGTGGCGTAGGAGTCTTTACAGATTCTTGCCTTCGTTAATGGCGCGAATACGGGCTTCAATCTTTTTGATTTGGGTCCCCACCCCCACTTTGCTGTTCTTATCGTGAGCGTGTTGAAGTAAAGCCAATGCTTTTTCTAACGTTTCCACATTGCCGACTGCAGTGGCTTGCGGCTGGCCTTCTTCATTTCGAATCAGGTATAAACCCGCGAACTTGTACCACTTGGCGTGAACCTTCTCGTGCAAGCGCCAGTCTTTCTCTACCTTTTCGAATACCTGGGAGAAATAAGGCTCGATGGAATGACCACGTTCAGATTCTTTCTCCGCCCATGCCAACACTTCGTCAGCACAGAACGTCGGCCAGTCACGTCGGAAGTTTTCTGGTGTAGGTAAGTCCAGCTCAATGGCTTTCATGCACCAATCAATCGCCGTATCCAGTTCTTTAACGTCGAATAGCCAAACCACCATGTTGGTAAAGATTGGGTTTTCGAACGCTTCACCACTTTCTAAGTAGACTTGAACATACGGCTTGTACTTCGGTACCAGTACTTCACGTTTGTGCTTAATTCGATCAGCGATGGCGTTGAATGAGCGCAAATACTTGCGGTCTTCTTCAAACTCAATCAGCTTGATGTGCAGGCTGTCGGTATCTGCACCGGAAACGGCTTCCGGTGCAGACTGGTTAGCTTGCTGTTCGATGAGCTTTCGGCGCTGTTTTGCTAATGGGCTAACCATGCATTACTCCTTAAGCTACAGGCTCAACCACGGTGACCGCTTCAATCGCAGCGAACTTGTTCAGGTTGCCGATTGCATAACCTTCCATACGGATGTGGTTTTGCTTGAAGCGAAGCTCGTCTTCGTCATTCTTCTGCTTGCGCCACTGCGTCCCTTCCTGAGTAAGAATTTGCAGGTTTTTAGTGTTGGTTACCCAAACCATATCGGCAGGGAAGAAAGGCGGCGTATAGGCCTTTTTACCCGCAATGGTTTTGGCTAACTGCTGCGCGGCTTTGTGTTCCGTTGGTGTGTTTGCTGATTCCAGTAAGCGATGCTGCTCTGCTGCGACTAGGTTTGAACCGACGAGAACCACTAGATCAGGGTCTTGACGATGTTCTGGAGCAATCGTGGTATTGATCAGGTCTTGAACCAACGAATCTAGGTTTTTGTATGAATCCGCGGCTGCGCCTGTTGGGTCGAGTTGGGCTGAAGCAAGAACTTGGCTCGCTTTCTTCTCTTTCGCGATGGTTAACCAACCTTTGTTAACATCCTGACCAAGTGGGTTAGCGACTGGGTCTGTATTAGCTGCGATAGACGTACCATTAAAGCCAACGCGCAACATGTCTAATGCGAAACGGCGAGAGATGGAGTTTTTCATCATGGTCAACCATTGGCCTTTTGAGCCTGAGTTTGCCCACTGAGTCATGGTTTCCCACAAGATATGTGCGCCAGAATCCGTCTTTGTCAGCTCGTAAGTATTACCACTTTGACCGACTTCAACGCTAAAGCGACCACTGTCTTTACGACCTGTAGACAGGCCATCATCACCCACATCAACAACCTGACCTTTAATTTGCTGAACTGGCAGCAATGAGACCATGCCAAGGAAAGCATCAGACTCCATGATCGCCTGACGAAGCTTGGTTTCCATTGGTGGTGTCAGGTTAAATGACTGAGTACCCTGCGGAGCATTTGCTGCTGCTAACGTCGCTGCACAAAACTCTTGTAGGTAGGTGGTAGATAGTGCATTCAGCATTAAAAAATCTCCTCAGATGAGAACTTCTCACTGGTACCCGATGGGTTCGGCTCTTGGCCTGGTACTTCTTGTGAAAGTTCAGCGAATTGGTTTTCGAGACCGTTAACTTTCTCAATTAACGGTTTTAGCTTTTCGTCCAGAGTGGCAGAGAACTGCTCGACGCCTGTGCCTTGCTCTTCTAGCTCTGGTGTTTCTGGCTCGTCTTGCAAGTTGAACTCTTCTTTCAGTTCTTGCTTGAACTCGCCTTTGAATGCAGAAAACTGCTCTTTCAGTGCTGCTTTAAGTTGCTCTTCGGTCACATCGGTGTCCTCTACTTTTGATGGAGTTTCTGGCTCTTCATCGCCAGAAGAGAAAATTTCATTAAATGCCGCGAAAAAGCGGTCTTTGCGCGTGAAGCACTCGGAAAAATCGACTTCTTCCAATGCGCTGCACTCTAATTCGGTGGTTTCACCAGAATGGCGAGAGAATTGAAGGAGCGAGGTACCTGTGGAGGCTGGGGAGTCAGTCGCAGCTAGGCCCATTAAATAGCAACGCCCTTCGCCCTTGTAATCGGGATTAGGCTCGATGGATGTGAACAGCTTTTGCTTTTTACGGTTGGCTTCGAGCATGAATTCATTTGGCTCAAGCTTCGCGAACAGACGTAATTTGCCATCTTCTTCTTCAGCTTTAAGCTCAACAACATTGCCCCAGTTTTCACCATAGCCATAGAATCGACGGTGTTCTGGCCAGATTAGCGCGGTGTACTCTTTCGGGTCATAGCTTGCCGCCATTTGCTCAATCCAATCACGGGTAATTTTGCGCCCGTCTACGGTTGGCCCCTCAGTAGCAATGATTTTCCAGTCACTAATCTTTGGCATTTTGGTACTCAAACTTGTCATTCACATATCGGTGTGAGCAAACAATACGCCTTTGAATAACGGCTTTCAGCAACTTCAATTCCTGCCAATTCGGATTTAACCAAAACTAGAATTTTCAGGAATTTATCTAGGTCATCTGCAAGTTTTCGGCGCGTATGATGCAGCTATGGCATATTCAGATGAAATAAGAGAAGCCGCGAAAAAGCTCTATTTACGCGGTGTTCCTCCAAAAGAAATTGCAGCGCAACTGAATCTTAATAGTGAGCGCATCCTTTATACCTGGGCGGAGAAATTCGGCTGGGCTTTGTTGTTGGATGAATTGTCTGTAGAGCAGATGATTAACCGCCGTTTAGCGGTGCTGATAGATAAGGACGAGAAAACCGATCAGCAGCTCAAGGAGATGGACAAGCTAATCGATCACCACGTTAAGCTGTTAAAAGCTCACGCTGATGCAAAAGCCAAAGCAGAGCGACACCTTTCGCAAGGCAGCTCACCAAAGAGTGATGGTGACTCATCAAAACAAAGCAGCAGTAACGGCAACCGTAAAAAAAGCCGTAAGAAAAACAGCATTGATCACCTGACAGAAGATGAGTTTAGAGGCTGGCACGAATCCCTGTTCGAATACCAGCACACGATGCGCAATAACATCAAACAGCGTATTCGTAATATTCTGAAGTCTCGCCAGATTGGTGCTACCTACTATTTCAGTGGTGAAGCCTTAGAAGATGCGATTCTGACTGGTGATAACCAAATCTTTCTTTCTGCATCTCGCGCGCAAGCTGAAGTTTTCCGCAGCTACATCATTGCGATTGCTAAAGAATTTTTAAACATTGAGTTAACCGGCAACCCTATCATTCTCTCCAACGGGGCCGAACTGCGCTTTTTGTCCACAAACAGCAAAACCGCGCAAAGTTACCACGGCCACGTTTATGTCGATGAATATTTCTGGATCCCTAAGTTCGATGAGCTGAACAAACTTGCTTCGGCAATGGCAACGCATAAAAAGTGGCGCAAAACTTACTTTTCTACGCCATCGTCGAAAATGCACCAGGCTTACCCGTTCTGGACTGGTGACCAGTGGCGCAAAGGCAAAGACTCTCGCGCCCACATCGAATTCCCGACTTTTGATGAATTCCGAGACGATGGCCGACTCTGCCCAGACAAACAGTGGCGTTATGTTGTCACTATTGAAGATGCCGCGAATGGTGGTTGTGATCTGTTCGACATTGCCGAACTGCGCGAAGAATACAGCGATGATGACTTCAATAACCTGTTTATGTGTGTGTTTGTCGATGGTTCGTTGTCTGTCTTCAAATTCTCTGACCTTGAAAAAGGCATGGTGGATGCCGCTCACTGGCAAGACTTCAAACCAAATAACAAACGACCTTTTGCCACTCGGGAAGTTTGGTTGGGTTATGACCCAAGCCGCACCCGAGACAATGCCTGTTTGGTGGTTGTCGCTCCGCCTGTCGTAGCGGGTGAACGTTTCCGTGTTTTAGAAAAGTACTATTGGAAAGGACTGAACTTCCAATATCACGTTTCAGAAATAGAGAAAGTCTTTCAGCGCTACAAAGTGACTTACATCGGAGTCGATACCACTGGTATTGGCGGCGGTGTTTGGGACTTAATTTCTAAGAAATACCCACGTGAAGCTCACGCCATCCACTACAGCAACGAAAACAAAAACCGCCTGGTAATGAAGATGATTGACGTAGTAGAAGCCAAACGCCTGCAGTTCGATGCGCAGCACAAAGACATTGCTATGGCGTTTATGGCGATTAAGCGCGTACCAACCGCCAGCGGTAACGCCATGACCTTTAAAGCAGAACGCAGTGAAACGACCGGACACGCCGATGCATTCTGGGCAATCTCTCACGCCATCATCAACGAGCCGTTAGATCACTCAACACCAACGAAATCAACCTGGGCCACTGCAGCATGACCGAGCAAATGAACACTTTAGTCAAACAAGAAGAACACGCGCCAGAGTCGGTCTATCACATCGACTCTTCATCAGAGGCCATCGACTCAAACAGTTGGATGACCACTTATTCAGATTTGTTCTACAACGATGCTGATAACTATTGGGAGCCACCGATTTCACGCAGTGGCTTAGCAGATATCGCTCGGGCCAACGCCTATCATGGCTCACTGTTGATAGCCCGAGCTAACTACGTAGCCGGACGATTCCTAAATGGAGGCGCTACCCGTCGCCGACATATTCAAGCTTTTTGCCGTGATTACTTTACCTTTGGCGATGCTGCATTTCTTAAAATCCGTGATGGTTTCAAACGTGTGGTTCGCTTGCATCCATTACCTGGCATGTACCTTCGCAGACGCAAAAACGGTAATTTCGTCATTCTTGAACGCGACAACCAGCAGCGCGAATATAAAAAGGAAGATGTGATTTTTTTGCCTCAGTATGACCCGCAGCAACAAATCTACGGTTTGGCGGATTACTTAGGCAGCATTCAGAGCAGCTTGCTGAATAAAGACGCTACTTTGTTCCGCCGTCGCTACTATAAGAACGGCGCACACATGGGCTTTATCTTCTACGCCACCGACCCAAACCTTAGTGAAGAAGATGAAGAAATGTTGAAGCAGAAGATCGCCAGTTCTAAAGGCGTGGGTAACTTCCGCAGTATGTTTGTAAACATTCCGAACGGCAAAGAGAAAGGGATTCAATTGATTCCGGTTGGTGATATCGCCACTAAAGATGAATTTGAGCGCATTAAAAACATTACCGCACAGGATATTCTTGTCGGCCACCGCTTCCCAGTAGGTAAGGCTGGCATTATTCCGCAGGGCACGACCAGTTTAGGCGACCCAACGAAGATAGGCAGTGAATACGCCAAGGATGAGATAATTCCGGTGTGTGAGCTGATTATGGATGAGGTGAACTCAGACCCAGAGGTACCTAAGCACTTGCGGCTTAATTTCAATTTAATACATGGAGATACGGCCTAAATCCTCACCCATAACTGTATAAAAATACAGCCTTTTGACGTATAATTATTAAGTCAGTCAATAAGCTAGGTGTTTTATATGAGAGTGTTGTGTCCAGAATGCGGCGAAAAAAGCCGCATCCAAAAATCTAACCGTATATCTTCGGGTTATGCCGACTTATATTGTGCTTGTAGCGATGCAGAGTGTGGGCACACATTTGTGATGAACTTGTCTTACAGTCACACGCTAAGCCCTTCTGCGAAAACGACTTCACAGATGGCATTTAACTTGGTTAAAGCTCTAGCACCAGATCAGAGAAAAGAGCTGAAGCAGCAACTTTCAATGCTATAACTTGAACTCTGGACTATCCACTTCATCAGCCATTTGGATGATCATCTGAATGGCTTCTACTTTGTCGTTATCGAGTTTACCTTGATTGTCTGCGACCACTAATCCCATCAAATACGCACCGACCTGCGCACGACTTTCGGCTTCAGTGCTTAATGCTACTCCATCGATGATGAGCTCCAGTGCTTTCTGGAATAACTGGTTTTTATTAGACATATCAATACCCTTAACAACGACACTGTCAATATACTGTATATACATACAGTTTTCTACCAATTCTTTGCAGCCAATGTCACTGTATCGAAAGTTGATATGGAGAAGCTCATCGTCCGAACTTTTTATCTAAGTTGGTATCCATTCTTCTTTCATGAAGCTTTCCCAGGCAGGATCAGACCTGTCTAACTCCATTTCTAGGAAGTACTTGTCGAGTTTTTTTTGGCTTTTAGGTGGAATTCTACAGTTATTGCCACTGGACCAAGGGCGGTCGCTCCCGCTCCCTTCAGAAGCCTCCGACAAGTCGGAGTCTTTCTTGATGAGTTTCCATTCTGTTTCTCGTGTATAAACAAGTAAACCTGAACCTTCCACCCCATCAGTGACAGTAACAATTTCACCGTATTTGTTTTCGCGTTCTTTTGTAACTAAGCGGATTGGACGCTCAGACGATCTAAGACGATGGCCGCCCATATAATCCATGTAAGCAGAAAAGAAGCCGCAGTCGGCCGCTCTTCTGGCCTTTTCGAACAAGCAGTATTCTTGCTCTTCATCGATACGACGAAGCTCTCGCCAAATGGTCACTGGCGGCGTTTTCTGGAATTGGAACTGACGAAAGCAGAATGTACGTGACCAAGCGGTGACGTTCTTTACTGTTTCTTGAAGCTTGGCTCTTTTATTGTCTCGGTCGACTTCGCCTTCAAGGGCATATCCATCAACGTTTTTAGAAATGTACTTGGCTAGATAAGCAACGGCACCTCCGGCAGATTTATCGATCAGCTTTGCATCAAAGCGCGCTTTCATCGCTTTGGTTCTTGGTGTGCCGTCTTCAAAATATAGGTCTTTGGGCTCTCTAAACTGATACGCTTCAAGCCCTGCGATGAACGCCTTTACGTGCTCTAACGGCATGAAAAATACGCCATGCCAGTGAGGTGTGCCATCTTGGTGAGGCTCGACTACTCTCATACCGTAATACACCAGCTCACGGTAATCGGCCCAGGCTCTAAACAAATTCCAGCCATGGCTTAGCCAAGCATGTGCGTCTTTAGGGTTAGCACCGTCAAACTTGGGGTTTTCTATCCAGTATTTACCGTGTTGTTTGAGCCTGTGAAATCGGCTCGGTGAGGTCATGGTGACAAAGATTGCGACATGATCATTGCTCTCTGCATATTCCTGGCAACCAGCAATACGCGTCATTAGCTCATGTCTACGATTTGCGGGATTGCTTTGAGACGAATCAATGACTGTTTTTAAGTCAACTACGTCCCCGCTTTCGGACTCTATCGCCATCAACTCAATCCACTCTCGTTGACGGTCTTGACGAATAGTTAACCATTCACAAGCAGAGTTAGAAGCATAAGGTGAGCTATGTGGGGAAACCATACCAGCAGCACGACGAGCATTCTCAAATACCGCAACAACAATACGGCCAATAGCTCTGCGCCAAAACGCTTCATCCATTAGCCTAACAATCATTGAATATGCTTGGTTGGTATCCTCAACATGTGCGAAATGAGGTAGCCACAGAGAAGCGCCTGTAAATTCATTAATAAATGAGATTGTCTCAATTGGTGAGAGCCCATGCTCTGACGCGAGCCTGACTCGGTTTCCGCAGCGCCCGGCCATTTCAACAGCCAATTTCGCTCTTTTGATTTCGTTATCAACTTTCCACCAAGCTTCAGGTAACACGGAGAACGCTGATGCAACCGCACTGCTACGCTTTTCAATAAACTCGATTGCTCGCTTAAAGCCATACTTTTTTAATCGGCTCGAGGCCGCTTTATCAATATAGTTTCGGATATCGAAAGGTAGCTTGAGCTTGTTAGCAGTCATAGACGCAAACTCAAATACTCTTTCTCGCGGTGTAAGTTCACCATCATGAACCCATACGCCATTCACGAAAGAAAGTTGGGAAGTGCCTTTTTGATTATCCAGATAAGAAATCAACTCCCGATGCAGATTGCTTGGGAGTCGATTTAGTGGATTGTTTAGGTTAATGTTGTTCTTCTTCATGAAAGTTAAGAACGTGCCACCACACGATTAGGTAAACGCAAAGACTTTTGCTTTTGTTTCGTGAGCCACACTCTTTTGCGTCGCTCACGCTCTGTTTCTGTTGTTGCTCGTTTTGCTTCAAGCTCAGCTCGTACCTTCTCTAACCAAACAAGGCCACGTTCTTTATCTTCCTTTGTCAAAGAGTAATGCGGCAAATCCGGACAAGGTAAATGGCAGGGTTCAGTAAAAGTTTGAATACTCATATCTCGGCAAACTCCTGTGTATCTACAACGATAAACCCGCCTAGCCCTTCGCCTTCGCTTAAAACTCCGTGGCGAATGTGGTTACAGTTAAGTAGCTCGCAAGCTTGATTAACGGCATCGTCTAACGAATCGAAATCTCCAAGCGCCGTTGTTTCTGGCTCTTGAGTGCGTTTGTGGCGCTTCATCGCACCGTCACCAAATAATCGAATGGCTACGTATTGCATTAGGCGACTCCTTATTTGGCAATGACAGACAAGCAGTACTGTTCAAATTGAAACAGTGCTTCATCGTCCCAACGACCTAAGTCACGCAGGGCAAGCATTTCAATAAACAGGCTGCGGTTTTTCATATCTAGTTGTGACCAATGGTGTAGCTGAGGCTTGGCATTCGCGTTCTGATAAGAGCGGTACCAACTCACATAGTTATGAGCGAAGAAAACACTTGCACGATCACCCTGCATTGCTTCTTTAATGTCGGCTAAAACACCTTTTAGTGGGCGATGTGTATGAACAGGAGTTAACTTTTTGGCAATCGCATCAAGCTGAATCACGATTTCTTCTTGCTGTTCGGGACTACTTTTCTCAAAACGAGCAGCGATCTGTTCTAGTGATTGGTTGAACAGGTGTTCGTAGATGTTGCTCATGCCATGACCTCCGCTTTCTTAGCAATCGCCTTCATTTCTAAACCCGCTTGTCGCCGAATATCTTGCCAAAGACGAATATTTGAGTTTTGCTGGCACTCTTGCCCTTCGACTGGGTTTTGTTGGTACTTGCTGATGTTCAGCGCGGCAACGTTCTGTATATGTAAAGCTTCTTCTAGGGTGTTCAGTTCGATCGTTATCATGTGGAAATATCCTTACTATTCCCTGGAGTTAACTCAGTCCAGGAACCGGTGCACCACTGGCGATGAAATCCACGCTCATACTTAGTAATGGCGTGATGCCCGTTGTGCGACTTTCAAGATCAGAGATAAGCGCGACCAGATTGCTGATACTGCAATGCGCCTTGTCGATGATGGTTTGCTTGTGCGAACGGCTAATGCGGCTGCTTCCGCCATGTTCCAGCGCCATGCGAGATAGATCGCCAGAGTGCACTGCGTTTTCGAGCGCCCGCTTGATAAAGGTTTCTTCACTCGCATCACTTGGGATATGCGCCATAACCACACCAAGGCCAAGCAAAAGGCTATTAAGAATGGTGTAGTTACCACTCGCTTTGGTTATCAGCACAAGTTCTACGTTAGTTAGAATGTGCGGCTGCTCTGGGTTGAGCTTGTTGCGCAGCATAGTGGCATTCATTCCTACGGCTTTTGCTAACTTGGTCATGTTCTCCGAGTTCGCAAATGCACAACACGCTTCGTTAAATGCCGTTTGTTTAGAGCCACGGAATTCGCACATTGAGTCAATTTCGTTCATAGCGAATACTCAATTGAAGAAATACGGTACGAAAACGAAACCCCAACCAAGGATGTTTAGCCACCAAGGGCAATACTCTTTGGTTGGAATTAAGGAAGATAAGCTCATGATCACCTACCCCAAGTTTTCCATTGCTTCTCGTGTAGCAATTTCAAGTAACGCCACCATGTTGATAAGCGGTGTTTCTTTACCTTTTGCTTTAGTTTTAATAGGTAGGCGACCATCAGCCACCCAATCCATGATGGTGCGCTTTGGCATACCAGAGAACTGGGAATATTGGTCATACGTCATGAAAGGGGTATTTAGGACTACTTGATATGAAAGCATAGTGGTATCCTGTTAGGTTATTGAATGTATTACTTCGGGCTAATGAGTTGCCGCTCACCCGAATCGACAATGCGATTATGGATCGATAATGCAATCTAATCAACTAAAAATCGAAATCCCGAACTATGTTAGCGGTAAAGATTTTCTTAAAAAGCTAATGCAGGTCACAGAAACCGAACAACAACAAGAGCTTGCTGCTATTTTTGGCATACCAAAATCAACGCTAGCAACTTGGCGGCAACGCGACTTAACACCTCATGAAATTGCCGTAAGAGCGCATTTGAAGCTTGGCGTGTCCTTAAACTGGCTACTGCTAGACGAAGGCGAGCCTTTCACAAACTCAAAAATGAACACGCACACAAACAAGTTCGCAAATGAGACCTGTATTTTTGATATTGACTGTTTTGCAATAGAAGATGGAAAGCTTAAGAACAGAGGAGTTATTTCATTTGATAAAACTCTTCTAAACGAGCTCGGCGTGGTAAATGTGATGGCAATTAAAGATGGCCAGAACACATACCTAATTAACAAAGAGTCTCGTCAGGCTGTTAGCGGCACATACCTCGTGGATATGGACGGCCTACTCTCTCTAAATGAAATCCAGCGGTTACCAGGTAAGAAACTAGCGATCAGCTTTAATGGCTCGACTTTAACGGTTGAGGAAGATGAAGTAAGGGTTGTGGGTAGAGTTGCATTGGTGATGGAGAAAGCATAGAGCATGTAAGTAATATGAAACACATCGCTAAATTTAATACAGAGGTCAGACAATGATAAATGGTTCTTGGGATCCTTTGCAGTCAAGTACTGAAGCTGATTCAGAGATAATCTCGGCGGCTCAGAAGAGACAAATTCAGAATATTTTGAAGTCGTATGTAGGTATGTACGATTCATTTTCTGAGCTAATCCAGAACGCAATGGATGCTGTAGACCGTCGAGCTTCAAAGGAAGACAACGGTAAATATACTAAAAAGCTTTGGTTGAAAATTGATTTATCAGACAATTCATTCACTATTGTTGACAACGGTGTTGGGTTTAATGAGAAAGAGTTCCGTTCCTTCTTAGCTCCTAATATTTCTTTCAAGAACGGAGGTAGTACGCGGGGCAATAAAGGGGTTGGAGCAACATATATCGCTTATGGTTTTGACGATCTCAAGTTTGGGACGAAAGTATCTGATCATTCATTCTCAGGTCAATTAAGGGGTGGAAGAACTTGGGTAGAGGATACCAATGGTATTGTTACTCGCCCTGTTGTTGAACAAGTAAAGCCAAACTCGGATGAGTTTGAGTCCATAGATAGAGGTTCTTTTTTTCAAATTAAATTCGGGGGCGAGAAAACAAGGCCAAAAGATTTGTCTTGGTATTCAGCCACTACACCAGAGCAATGGCTTTACCTTCTGTTAGTAAAAACCCCTTTAGGTTCAATCGAAAGCGTAAACACTGTGGATCAGGCTCCTATAGTGTTTGACTTAGAAGTTGTAGATAAAAAAGGGGAGTCTAGAACTATAACCAATGAATCAGCTAATTACATTTTTCCTCACTCAAAAATAAACAATAGTGTCGACCTAAAAGAAGTAATTCAATATCAATCAAAACTAGCGAGTCAAGGAAAAGATGCGTCTGAATTACCTCGGAAGTATTTTAAATCAAACGGAATTTATGAATTTTTCACGACTGAAGATATTAAATCTCTAAGAAACGATTTTAGTAATCATGATGCTTTAGATGACTATAAAGTAGAAGCTTACGGTTATTTCTCATATTCAACCTCAGTATGGGATCAGCTGAATGACAAAATGGCCAAATTAAGAAAAGGCTATAGAGTGCTAAGGGGTGGCTTACAGATAGCTAACAATAATATGATTCAAGGTGAATTAATAACTATCCCCCTAACCTCTAACATTGGGTACCAGAAACAATGTCACGTTATTGTGCACTTAAAAGATGCCGACCCAGACCTAGGTAGAAAAGGTTTCCAACCAGAGTTGCAAGAACTTGCTGAGTCTATATCTGTTGCTATTGTTAATAAATTTAAGAAATGGAAAAAACTATTAAAGTCTGATACTGGAACGACTCCAGAAATAGAAAAAGAATTGGATTTACATCAATGGATTCGTGCTCAGGAAGAGCATGAGAATACTCATCCACTTAACCTTACAAACGAACATTTTTTCAAGCCAATTAATGAAATATCGATCACATCAGAGCCTCAATCTGAACAAGATGTCATTGTGTTGTTTAACCAGTTAGTTGCAGGAGGTGTTATTCGAGGTATAAACCTACTCGCAACAAGTCAAATCATGCAATATGATGGAGTATTCAAATTCATTGTCAAAGAACCTTTCAGCAACCATCACTTCGACAAAGAAACTAATCCATTAGGTGTTGAGGAGTTCAAGTTCAACAAAGAGTATACAAGCCCTCCAAAAGTATTGGAGTACAAGTATAGCCTGGATGCATTAATCCATGAATTTGAAAGTGACTACAAAAACGAGAAAGATATACACTTAGCTATTGCTTGGGAAATGGGCAACGAGTGGAAAAAGAACTATGAAATAACCCCTCTCTTAGATCTAGAGAATCTTCATCAAAGAGAGTTCCATGGTTTAACTCATACTCTACACTCTGGATATACCAGATTCGAAGTTATCATTTTAAAAGAACTGATGGAGTATCTCAATAACGTCGACGCTGTGCAGCAGTATCAAAAAGATACATATGGCGACGATATTTTTTGATTCTATTATTTGAAATCCTCGTCTTAATAAGTTCTCGCGTACTCTACTAGGTTGTTCTAGTTCCAAAATATAATTAACTGTGTAATTTATAGACATCCATTCAACTAAAATGGATGTCTATAAATATAAAATTTCAACAAAGATTACATTGTGCCTTAACTCAGGCACTTCTAGAAATTATTCAAGAAAAAGAAAGCGGCTAATTAGCCGCTTTCTTTACAGGTGGTCACCAAGATGTGCTATTAAAAACTTGTTCTTATCTGAATCTGGCTTATAAAAACCAAAATACATACGATTATCGTTGTAATAATGGCCTTTCTTATACTGATTATCAAAATATTCTAACTTGCAGTGGTACTCACAGTTGTATGACTTTTGAACCCCATTAATAGTAAAGTTAAAATCCAACTTATCTTCATCCTTTCGGTGCTTTTTGGCTCCACCTTCTTCACAGGTTGTAAATTTTATCTTTGTATTTAGATAATCAATATCAGGTTTAGGATCACCATCTTGCGGCTCATGAATATTCATCTGATCAAACATTTCAAAAATACCTTCTAGGAAGTTATCACATCCCCCAGTGATATTATCCAGGTCATTATATTCAGGATGAAAAATAAGATTACGATATATACCTTCAAATGCTTCAGAGTATTGCTTTGAATTTAAATTATTATTACGTAGAACGTCTTTAGAAAATTCAATAATATCTTGTTCATCTTTAACATTACGCATCGGGTAATTAATCGTTACCGAGGTAGGTAAATCCCCAAAAATAGATAGCCACCGTTGTTCTTCAACAGGTAACGCCTTGTTTACTAGAGCTATAACTTCCGAAGAATCAAATTCTCTATTAGCTGCTAGATTAAATTGCCCATCAAAAACCAAAGAAGAGATGGCTCCCGCCTCTGGAATAGATTGAGGGCCATATAGCATAGGGACAATGCTATTATAAAAGTCAAATGACTTAGAAAATCGTATGAATTTATCTGAATTCATCTTAGCGATCAAAACGGATGCTTTAGTTAGTTCATTGAACAGCTCCTCAACTGGGCCATTAAAATTAAAGCTATCAAGAGTAAAAAAGATATCCGCCTTCATAATTAGTCTTCCCGTCCTGGAAGTTTTGACTTACCAGTCATAATCATAAACATATCTTGAGCTTGCTGATCAAAGAATCCATCTGGCCAATTAGATAATTTACCATCTTTGGTGATGGTTATTTTTTCTGAATTACTTTGCTGCTCACCTTGTGAAATGTAGTAAAGCGTAAACAGCTTCGGATCAAAGTCATCTTTTAATCTCGTTATTACACGAATACCGTTTAGTAAGTGATCACTATGTGTTTCTACAACAACTTGAACTCCAGCTTGCGCTGTTAGAGCAATTAAGCGCCCTAAATAACTCTGACCTCGGGGATGAAGGTGTGCTTCTGGGTTTTCAATGATAACTAACCCGTCTTTTCGAGTGTTAAGCAGTGCCGTTACAATACCCAGCACGTAACTGACGCCAAAACCAACGTTATGTGGCTTAAGTGACTTATTCCCATTTTGCTCAAAGATATTAACTGCGGTAGAGGCTTGCTCGAATAACTGAGAAGTTACTGATATTCCAGGGCTGATTTCTTTCATCCATGCGTCTATTTGCCTCCCCAAAGCAGTTTGTCCTTCAGACGGATGCAGTCTAGGATCAAAAGCTGCACTTTCCGAGTCGATGGCACCCCCAACGAACAAACGGCGAGATGTATTGGATGTAGATAGAAATTCAGATGTAAACTCTCCTCTAGTTCCCAACCAGTCTTTATGGAACCCATCTGAATTTGCAAGTTCATAGTTGGATTTTGGTCCAAGTCGCTCCGCTTGCAAACACTGCATGTTTTCAATTAAATACCTTAATTCTGTATTGAGGTCTACAGGAGGAACCAATACAGTAAGGTGCTTGTTTGACTTACTTTCCTGCTCACCTATATCATGATAACCCCAAGACATAGTTTTCGAAGCTATTTCCAGTTCAAGATTTAATGATGAGTCCTCAGCATGTTGATGATGGATATCATCAAGTGTTCCAAGCGTTACAAGATCACCATTCAAAGCGGCACGTGAATCAAAGTACGATTGAAGAGGAACAGATATCGCCTGTATAGCGGTACTCTTACCTACTGAGTTATTCCCACAAAACACTGTAAGCTTTGTAAAGTGAAACTCTTCATCTTTATAAGACTTAAAGTTGTGCAATTTTAATCTATCTATCATTACTTTCACCTAGCACTGGGACTATATTAGCTTCTACACCTGTAGAATGTTTTAGAATATTTTTAAAAGCTTCAAATCTATATAGTATCGTCGTTCTCTTACCCGTTGATGATGATATTGAGTAGGTAAAGCCTCGGTTTGCACTTTCATACTTGTCGGACTCCCAATTAGCATATTCTTGCGAGTCTGATTCGATCGCATTATATAAATCACTAATTAGTTCATATGAGTGCCATTGAACTTGTTCACATTGCTCTTGAGACAAACTAGAAAAAGTTGTAACAACAACTTCAAACAACGGCTTACTTATAGGTGCCGATTTTCCTACATCCAATTGCTTTTTAAACGCCAGTCCATCAAAGACTTGATGCGCAAGGCTCAATCCTTGTTTAAATTTATTCTCTAGAATGAAAAATAAGGGGTCGCTATTCTTTGATAGGTGAGATAAGCCTTCATCAATTAATGCTGAATTCCCTATCTCTAACTTATATTTATTTATTTTATCCATCACCAATGATAAGAAACCATTGTACGTTTTATAGTTGAAATCTTTGTAACCTAAAACTATGTAAGATAGAGCAGAAAGGCATAATTCCATATCTTTTTGCCTTTGAGGACTAACCTTACCGTTAGTCGACTCTATGAAATCAAAACAAGAAGATAGGTAACGTAAAAACGTTACGCTAGAACCTTGATACATAGCAGAACGTATTTCTTGATCACTAAGTTTTACGCCATAAGTATTTATTCGATGGAAAAGTTCTACGATTAGATTTTCTTTATCAGATTCAGAGTCAATAACATGTGCTGTGATTTGATACTCTCTTATCTTTCTCTTATCGAGTCGTGAAAGCTCACTAAAGAGTTTTCCGTTGTAGCTGTCATCTAAGCTTTCCAATTTATCCAAACGGAAATCATCTTTCATAAAATCAAAGACTGTAGTGATACGTTGTAAGCCATCTACGACGATCCAATCGCCATCTTTCTTTTCTGCAAAATAGAATGCAGGAAGTGGCAGCCCCATTAATATTGACTCGATAAGTTTTGACCTTTTCTCCGCAGACCAAATGCGGTCCTTACGTTGAAAGTCTGGCTGTAACTCGATTTCGTCGAAACTCAATCGTTCATAAATTAGGGTTAGAACCGGCGTTATATGACGGATCCTCAAGCCACTTTTGCTACTATCATCTTGGGCCGTATCAGTATCACGGGAATCATCATTAACACCGGGCTCACTTTCATTTTCAACACCAGTGAACGTTTCATCTTCAATAAATTCTTCAACTGACTTCACTTCTGTTCGTCTCACATCACTGGTCGATTGACCAAGCATGACTTGGAGCTCGTTCTTAAGTGTCACGATCGAATCATCCACGTCACTTTGCAAGCTCATCAGTTTTTTGATAGCTAGATCTAACTCACCACTGATAGAAGCATGAGAGGCTCCATCTTCTACTCGCCGCTGGACAGTTTCGAGGCTTTTTAATATTTCATTATTACGAAGAAATACTTTTTGATTACTAAGCTCAAAATAATTATCGATTTTCGACAGAACAGTACTGAGCTCATCGCCGGTTAACTCAGATAGAGTCCCTAACTCATGGACAGGGTTTGCACGTAAAAAGATGTGCTTTTTCCCCTTGAATCGAAAGTGCTGAATGTAAGGAAGGTGAGCTAGTATTGTTTCTGGCTGATTTCGGCTACTGCCACTACCATATAAAGCTTGGTCTACACTACTAAAGCCTTTGTATAGCAAATCATTCCATATAGCTTCTAACTCCCAAAAAAAGCGAGCATTTCCAAGATCACCCGCCTCTGAGGATACGAAATACTTTTTTTCTTCCCAGACGATCTTAGTTATATATATTGGGGCTGTTTTTGGGTTCAGGGATAGAAGTTGTTTGCCGACGAGTTGTTCTATATCAGATAAAACATCTTTGAAGTGCATGAATTAGACCTAGTTGAATATCATTTACCTGCGCTAAGTCTAACACGCTTAAATCTTATTGTACCAGATCGGTTCATAACGTTGTGAAACGTATAAAAAAAGGAGCGGTTAAGCTCCCTTTTCTTTAAAGTGTCTTGAGGTATGTTCGAATGGTTTGGGCTAACCCTTCCGCAGCTAAATACGGGACTCCATTACCGATAGTTTTGAACATATCCGATAGAGTCATGGTTGGCGGAAAGCAAAACTCTTTTGGCAATGATTGAATTGCCAAAGACTCAGCAGCACTTATACGTCTATCTTTATATGGGTGAAGATGAACTTCATTGTTTCCATAAGCTGCTGTAGGGGAATAACGCCAGCGATGAAGGCGTTTAAATGACTTCTTACTATCGTCACCTTCCAAAATTGTCTGGAATCTATGCATAGATTGAGGCTTAAAGTGATGCTTTGCATTAGGATGATTGTAGACATCATTCTTCTTGAACCAGTGCTCCACTGTGAGTTCTTGAAATTTTGTCAAAGAAGCTGGACATACTTTCTTAGAATCTTGAGCATACGCTTCTTGTCTTGGCCACATATCTTTATTTAGAACAATCTTGCTATCGAATTTAATCTTGGCTTCCCAGTCAAACTCTGCATTTAGCTGTTCAGAACTAATGTTCCCGACATGAGATTCATGAATACCAAACAACAAGATACGATCCCTATCTTGTGGGACACCATATTCAATACAGTTGGTTAAACGATCTGTCAGAATATAACCAGCATTTTCTAAACGTAGCTTCATTTCATCGTAAAAAGCGCGATGTTTAACTGTTCTCCAAAGCCCTTTTACGTTCTCGAACAAGAAAAAATCCGGTTGGTTTTTAATGATTGCATCTATGTAAACACGGCTTAATTTTCCGTTTTCCCCTTCAGAGCCTTTGTTTTTACCTGCTACAGAGAAATCAGGGCATGGAGGACCGCCAATAAAGCCGACTAAAGAATCAGCTTTGGCATCCTTAACATAGTTGCTTAATTCCGGAGCTTTATCATCAGTAACAAAGTCTTCGATACTGCCAAGAAAGTGGCCATACTTCGGCTCGGGTAACTCCATTACCTTTCTTGAGTATATGTATGCATCTAGAAAAGGCTTATGAAACTCATTAACAAAGCGAACATCAAATCCAGACTTTTCAAAGCCTAAATCTAAGAAACCACTACCAGAGAAAAAAGAAAAAATAATTGGTTGATTAGCAGACAACTTAACGCCCTAAATGTTAATGGTATCAATAAACGACCGACTATATTACCTCATGCGATAACACAGTGTCACTGGAGTTTGTCATTCTTTCGGCTCAAAGACTTTGTTTAATGTATACGACAGAAAACATTGTTTAACGTATGAGCACGAATTAAACTGTATATATATACAGCTTCGTTATAATACTATGTCCATTAGAAATTTAAAAGACGGTTCTAAGACACCTTGGCTCTGCGAATGCTACCCAAACGGTCGCGCAGGTAAACGGGTTCGTAAGAGGTTCGCGACCAAAGGTGAAGCAGCCGCTTTCGAACGATTCACCATGCGAGAAGTAGACGATAAGCCCTGGCTAGGTGTTAAACCTGATCATCGCCGTTTATCTGAGCTGGTTGCATTGTGGTTTAAGTTGCATGGTAAGAATCTCAAATCCGGTGACCATACTCGCCTTCGTTTAGAAAGCATGGTTTCAGATTTAAACAACCCTATAGCTTCACATCTCAAAGCGCAGCAACTCGCGTTGTACAGAGCTTGTCGCTCGAACAAAGGGCGAGGCAAACAGCACAAAGATTTATCTATCGCTTCTAACAATGTGGATTTCGGTTTGCTCAAAGCAATGTTCAACAAACTGATTAAACTAGGCGAATGGAAATTGCCGAATCCGGTTGATGGTATCGAGGCAATCAAAAAGCCTCAATCCGAACTGGCGTTCCTAACCGAGCAAGAAATTCACCACTTGTTCGAAGTGGCGAGGAGAAGCCCAATTGGTGATGAGCTGATTAAGGTGTACAAGGTTTGTTTGGCGACCGGTGCACGTGTAAGGGAAGCTATATTTCTAAAGGGCTCTAACTTGACGAAGTACCGAGTCACTTACAGCAACACCAAAGGCAAACGCAACCGGACGGTTCCTATTTCTGAAGAGTTATATCACCAGATATATAAGCCGACCAATGATCGCCTGTTCACCTGTAGTTACAACGTGGTGTATAAGTGGCTAACGATCGCACTTCCCCATTTACCAGAAGGCCAAGCCACTCACGTCCTACGCCATACCTTCGCAAGCCACTTTATGACGAATGGCGGCAACATTCTTGTATTGAAGGAAATCCTCGGCCATCAGCACATCGATCACACGATGATTTATGCGCACTTTTCCCCAAACCATTTGAGTGATGCAGTGAGGTTTAACCCTCTTACAGCACTAGATATCTAA